CACACTCTTGATTAGCTGTATAGGTTTGACAGCCGATATGGTCTTATGCGCGCGGTGGCGGAAGCGCACCTCCTGTGGCAACCTATAAGCATTTAGTGAAGGGGAAGCGTTAAGATAGAGGTGTGAAAAGTAACGCGGTGGTGGTAATACCCTCCATGACTCCGGGCAAAGCTACATTGGTATTAATGTGGTGGTTAATCGGGATGCAGGTATCGAATCCTGTCCGTGTGCATAATTTTACAATTAATATAATATGAAATTGCACACGGTAAACACAGGGGATAATCCCCATCGCTCGTGGATTGATATTTGCCGTGTGCATTACTTTTAAATTATGAGAACACAACAAGACATACATAAAGCTTTTAAGCCCTGCGGAATCACAGACAACCGCATGGAGTGGAAAAGAAAGCACCAAAAACAAATGCGAAAAGATTACAGCTATGCGTTGTATAATTCGCTGAGATTTATTTCACAAAAACAGCCCTCAGTAACACGTTACTCGACAGAATAAGAAATTATGGAAGCATCTTTTATACATTTTGATTCAGATAGTGATGATATTGTAACCTTCCCTTACAATGACCATGAGCAAAAAGCGGAATATGAAAAATATATTTGCCATAAAGTCGGTATCGAATACGGAACACCTGAAATGTGGGCTGATTATGAAAAAGAAACAGGGGTAGATTATTTTCAAGATGTATTCAGTAAGAAGATGTATTGTGTTGTTGTCTTCCCTACAACAGATAGCAATGTAATTATGCTGCATGATAATGTTAAAGACGCTTTAGACAGCTTAGAATATGTTGAAGCATTTAACGACCTTCATAATAAAGTAGACCACTTTGGCGTTTATACTTTTAAAACACTCGAGAATGCCTTTAGATATATGAAAGACTTAAAAGAATCTTAAAATGGCATACGATAAAGACAAAATATTAAAGGAGCTATTAAATAATATAGAAGAAGATGAAAATATTACGTCTTTTTTAGATGCTTCCGAAACAGTACCACCAAAAAGACAAACACTATACGATTGGGGTTTTGACAAATCTGACACTATAAAAAGCCTGATAGATAGAAATAAAATCAAGGTCAAGCAATCGCTGAGAAGTCAATGGAAAAAAGAAAAAGCATCCCCTACCTTACAACTTGCTTTATATAAGCTATTGTCCACTGATGAAGAGAGAAAGGCACTATCAATGGAGTATAGAGAGCATGGGGGGGAAATTAACCTACCTACAATAAAGGTAGAATATGTAAATCCTGATGAAACTGAATAAAGCCGTAGTTGAGCCACTTCACAGTAGTAAGCCTATCCATGTGCATCAGGGGGGTACAAGTTCAGGTAAGACTTACGGTATTTTGCAGTATTTATTTAAAGAGGCAGGTAGTAACAGAAATGAAGTTGTTACAGTAGTTGCAGAAGATGTACCGAGCCTAAAATCAGGAGCATACAGAGATGCAATAGCAATATTAAACAATGATTCTGATTTAGCAGCTTACTACCCAAAGCAACTTTGGAATAAAACAGATAGATTTTTCAAAAGCCTGTCAGGTTCAGTTATTGAATTCAAGTCTTTTCAAGATGAATACGATGCCCGGTCAGGTAAAAGAGATAGGTTATTTGTTAATGAAGCCAATGCCGTTAAGCACGGTATATTCGAACAGCTGTCACTACGGACTAATAAACAAACAATTATTGACTTCAACCCGTCTGCAAGGTTTTGGGCGCATGATAACCTGCAAGGCAGAGACGATGTAGAATGGGTGGTTACTACATACAGAGATAACGCCTTTCTAAACCCGAACATTAAAGAGAAGATCGAAGGCTACGAGCCAACCCCCGAAAACATAGAAAGGGGAACCGCTAACGAATACAGGTGGAAGGTGTACGGGCTTGGAGAGGTTGGTCGATTAGAGGGATTGGTATTTCCTGACTTTAAAGTATCAACTGAATATCCGAAAGAATATAAGTGGAGAGTATTTGGAATGGATTTTGGATATACCAATGATCCCACTACACTAATTGAGATACGATACGCTCATGGAAATTTGTATTGGAAAGAGCACCTTTACAGAACAGGGTTAACAAATCCCGAAATAGCCACTGAGGTAAAACGAATGGAGCTACACAGAGAAAAGATTGTCGCAGACAGCGCAGAGCCTAAGAGTATTGAAGAGATTAAACGTAAAGGATGTCATATCATAGGAGCCGAAAAGGGGCGCGACAGCATTAATCAAGGGATAGATGCAATAAAGCGTTACAAATGTTATATTCACTCAGGAAGCAAGAACTTAATCGAGGAATTTAGCTCATACACATGGGATAAAGACCGAGACGGAAACCCGACAAATAAACCGATAGATAAGTTTAATCACGGTATTGACGCGGGCAGATATGCTTTAAGCAATAAGATCTTGAAAGACAGAAAACCACTTAACACAGCAATAGCAAATATATGAGTTTTATTCAAAATCGACACCCTGAATATGAAGAACGTGTTAATAAGTGGATTTACGCATGGGAGCAGTATTCAGGAGAGGCATTTAACCATGATGATTTTAAGTTACAGGTATTAGATACACGAAAGTCGAAGGCTAAAGAGCACAAATACCTACATAGAAAAGTTCAGGCAGAAACCAATGAAGCCTATTACGAAAGGATTTTAACAAGTGAGCCTATACTGTTATTCCCTACGGCAGTTGATTCCTTAAATGGAATAGCATTTAGTAAAGACGGAGAAACAGAAAGAGAATGGGGTGCATTTGGAGATCCTGGAGAGAAGGGATCTATAGCCTATGAATTAAACCATGATGCAGATGGTAAAGGAACAAACTGGCAACCGATGATGAAAAAGGTCGCCATTAAGCAAACGGTATTGCATAGAGTTTGGGGCGTTGTTGATGGTGTTGTAGAGGATGAAGATGGGAATGAGATTTCACAGCCATGTATTAAGTCGATAAACCCTCAAAGCGTTGTTAACTGGTATCCCGACACCGGAAGGCCAACACAGGTGTTAGTAAAGGAAAAACGGGATGTTAGAGGCTCTATAATGGATGAAGAGGGCGCTGATACCGACACATTTATACTTTACACCTTAGATGGGTGGGTTCGATACGTAGAAGGTGAAAAAGGTGCTGAAGAAATAGGNCGTGGAGAATATAATTACTACACAGATTATTCGAGAGAAAAAAGGTGCTTGCCTATATTTTACGTAGACATACCGATGCCAAGAGATTTAGGCTATCTGTTAGCTATGAAGCAGAATCATATATTCAATGCTAAATCTATACGGGATTTTTCAGTACGCAATATGAGTTTTGCGTTTCTGAAGTTGGTGGCAACAGAGAATCAGTTTAGTGATTTTATTGCAGATATTGCAAAAGGGTTTAGAGTGGTGCGCCAAGACCCCGACAGCACCCAGTCTCATGAATATATTGCACCGCCATCTGATTATCTTACTGAGGCAGGCGAGATATTAGAGAAGGACAAAGAAGATTTCATGTTGTCTGCATTTAGGAGCTATGGAGACGCTGCCAAACAAGTTACAGCAACCGAGATAAGGCAAGAGAGCCGAAGCGGTGTAGAAGCGTTCCTAAACCTTTTAATTTCAAGCGTTGATGAATTTGAAAACAGGGGTTTATTCCTGTTGGAGCAGGCGTATTTCAGTGAAAGCCCTGAAAATTGGGGGCAAGCCTATGTGAAACGATCCACTAACTTCCAGCCACAGGATATTAAAGAAGCATTAGATAATATGGTTACGAGAGTATTTGGTGAAAGGGAGAAAATGCCTTTACCTGTTAGCGGTATGGCAGATGTTGTAAGAAAGTGGGCTAATCATTACGGTATTGCCTTAAAGGATGAAAACGATGAACCAATGGATGATGAATCCTTAATAGAGTCTATTCAGTCTCAAATGTTTAGTGATATTCCTGATCCGTTTCAAGGAGGATAATGCCTCAAACTACAGAGAATACATTTGAAAGACTATCGATTGAAATAACCGATCAAGCAGAAGAGCTTGTTCTTTATGGGTTATTACAGTTGCGGCAAATATCAGAGCGATTAGTAAGCAATCCTGACTTATCTATAAACGAACAGCAAGAATTAAACCGACTTCAGGCGCAGTGGCAGGATTTTGTTAATGAAGCTGATTCGTGGTTAGAAGAAGAGCTTGCCGACAGCTATATACGAGGCATAGAAAGGGCCAACGCAATCGATGGAGCGGTTACAGCAGGGGCTTTTGCTTCTGT